CGAAGTTCATGGCACGGTCTTCGTTCTTGGCGATCTCCTCGCCGCCCACGATCATGCGCCAGACACCGCCCTCGATGCTGATCGATTTGCCGCCGGGGTTGCCGGCCATCTTGCGCGTGAAGTCGTCTTCATCGGCACGAATGTAGTCAGGGATAGCGACACCGGCTTGCTTGAACAGAGTGATTTCAGACATGGAAGTATTTCCTTAGGTTACTTGCTGGCCCGACGGACCGTGATGGCATAACGAGCGTCCGCGTTCAAACCCTCAGGCAGGGTGCCCGGGTTCTCTTGCAAGAACTGCTTCATATTGCCTTGGTGCACTCGCTGCTCCAGAAGCTGGACAGCGTCGTGTTCTTTGATGAAGCGGTACATGGAGTCCCAATCATTGGTCCAGTATCGCGTCTTGACGCTGCGGCTGAACGTGCCGTACGTCGTGCGTCCGCCGTCTTGCCCGGTCAACTTGCAGATTTCGAGCAGAGCTTGCTCGATCAGCTCCATCTGCTCCTTGATCTCGTTGACCTTGGCATCGTACTCACGCGTGATGGCGTCTTTTGCGTCGCGCATCTTGATGTATGCAGCGACAAGTTTGTCAGCATCCACGGGACAGCTCCTTCTTTTGTATTGGACTTAGAATTATACAGGGGCGAATAACTATGTCAAGCGATCTCCTGTTCGTAGAGTTCGACGAGGCCCTGATGGAGGTCCACTTTTCCATCGAGCAGGTTGTAGATCCGCTTCTCCACGGGGCTGCCTTGGATGCGCACCACGGTGACGGGGTTGCGCTGGCCTGCACGGTGCGCCCGGGCGTTGCCCTGCATGTAGAGTTCAGCCGAGGCGATGGGCCCCCACCAGACGATGGTGTCGGCTTTGGTGAGCGTGATGCCGTGTGCGGCAGCTTGCGGGATCAGCATAATGACTCGCGGGTCATCTTCCGTTTGAAAGCGCTTGATGTTCTGGGCGCGATGTGAAGCGGGGGTACCCCCGTGGATGGTGGCAACCGAGATGCCCTCCTTGATCAGCTCCTGCTCCACGCGCTCAAGCGCATGCTTGAACGGCACGAAGACGATCACTTTGTTGGGTGTAGCCCGGATGACATCGAGCAGCTCATCCATGCGGTTGCGCATGTCGAACTCAACAACTTCCCGATCCTCGGTGTACGCCACGCCTTGGCTGATCTGCAGGAGCTTGTTGATCATGCCCGCTGCGTTGACCGCTGTGATGCGCTCGCCAGCCGCCGTCGCCACCATCGATTTGCGAATCTTCTCGTAGTACTTCTCCTGCTGCGCGGTCAGCGGTACCTCTCGAGTTGTGTACAGCATGTCTGGGAGATCTAAACACTCCGCCTTGGAGAACCGGATGGCAGGCTGCAGGACGCTGTGCACGATCTCGGAGGCGTTGGCTCGAGGGATCCATTTGAACTGCGTGGCCTTGTACATCACACGGTCGCGGAACGCACCGAAGAACTTGGGTACCCCCGCCGGGTTCACGAGCTTGGCAAGTCCGTAGGCATCCACAGGCGACTGCGCCGCAGGTGTACCCGTCATCATCCACAGGCGTGTGTGCGCAGTGATCAGCCCTGCAAGCGCGCGCCACCGGTCCGTCGTCACCGACTTCACAGCGTTGGCTTCGTCAGCAATGATCAGATCGAACCCGCCGTTGGCAAGGGCTTCGCGAACCACCTTCACGCCGTCGTAGTTGATGATGACAAACTCGTAGCCCCCGGCGATCACCGCTTCGCGCTTGGCTCGAGGCCCCACTGCAAGCGCCGCCGTGCGGTGCATCACCGTCTTGAAGAGGTCAGACAGCCACGCCGTCTCCATGATGGACACTGGGCATACGATCAGAACGCGCTTGATAACGCCGATCGTCATTAGGTAGTCCGCCGCCCATGCGGCAGCTCCCGTCTTGCCTGTGCCCGGGTCTGACAGAACGAACGCTCGAGGATGCGAGGTCAGAAAGGCTGCGGTGGTGCGCTGGTGCTCGAACGGGCTGAAGATGCCCGGCCACTTGTACTTTCCAAGAATGGGGCTCGGCACGTCCTTGATGCGCAAGTTGCGCAGGATCCGCGCCTCGTCGTAACCCCAGTTGACCAGCACCCTGCCAAGATCTCCCTGCCGCTCGAGGAGCTTGCTCTTGGGGATGAGCCTGACGATCTGATCAGCCTTGCGTGTGGTCAGCAGCAGGGCCTTGTTTTCGATGATTTGCATGTGCACCCATGAAGCAAAATCGCCAAGGTACGGTCCGTACCTCGGCAAAAAAGGCGCGGGGAGGGGACCCCGCGCTAAACCACTTCTGAAGGAGCCCCCGTAACCAACGTGGGCCTCCCCATCATACCGAAACAGGTTACTGCGTCAAGCCTTCTTCATTGCGCCTGACGACGTTCTTGCAAAGCTGCGATTGGCAGACTTGGGCTTGACCCGCAGGTTCGACGCACCCGTGCTGCCGCCCTTGCTGAGCGGCTTCTTGTGGTCGACGTCCATGCCGTCGCCCTTCTTCACGCGCCCAGCCTTGGTCATCTCCCGACGTGCCTTGTTCCGCATGGCTCGGTTGTGGATCTGCTCAGGCGTACCTTGGTAGTTCTCGTATTCAGATTTGTAGTTGCGCGGCATATATCACCTGTGTTCGCATACCTCTTCCGACACCGGGCAGAAATTGCAGAGCCCGCTGGGCTTTGCCGGCCACGGCTGGTCGGGGTTCATACCATCGATCTGATCTGCGTAGCCCGTCCACTTGGACAGGATTTCGGGAAGCTGCTCTCGGGTGTACTCCGCCCGGATGATGTCGCCGGCCACGAGGAAGAACAGCATCCCCTTGACCTTCTTCACCTCGGGGTAGTGCACCATGATCATCGCAGCCATCAACTCGAGCTGCGACGTGTCGGCGAAGCGACTGCTCTTCCCGGTCTTCCAATCGGCTACCCATGCGGACGGGCCGTTGACAAGGAGGAGATCGGGGATGCCACGGAAGAAGACGTCTTTTGCGAAGAACTCACAGGGTTGAAAGTCTTTGGTGAACCCCATTTTCCGTTCGCAGTGGCGCTCTCCAACCATATCTCGTATGTGCTGAAGAACCTCTTGGTGGCGTTCAAGATCGGCAGGGAGTCCGCCCCCAGTGAAAAAAGATTCAAACGCTTTATGGACACGTTCGCCGTACGTAGTTGCTTCCGTTGGCGCCGACTTAAATCGCTTGAGGATTCGGACTTGTTGGTATCGACGACTGCAACCTTGGAAGTCTTTGATGGAGGAATGGGAGTGTGGCATTTTGAGTTTCGCATTTAGCAATCCCCGTATGATGCGCCTCGACCGGCCTCACAAGCAAGCGGCAGGGTCCCTGCCCATCGCGGGCGCCACGACATGCACTCCTCCACGTAGCGCTGCGCCTCCTCGGCCTCCTCTTCCGGGGCGATGCAAGCCACCGCATCGTGCACCGTCAGCACGGGCGTATATCGCTTAGCGATGCGCAGCATCTGCTCGCCCACCACGCACCGCGCAACAGCCTGCGTGAAGTTCTCCACGCACTTCCCACCGTAGACAGCCACTATGCGTCCGCGTGACGTGTAGTGCCACCGGAGCTGTCCCTCCTCGTCTGCGAACTGTCGCAGGTCGGGATACTGGATATGCAGCCCGCTGGGGAGGCTCAGCCCCTTGCCGGGTACCACGTGCACAAGTTGTTGGGCGTCCACTGGCATGGGCATCTGCGCAGCCAGCATGGCAAGCGCTGTGTCAGCGCGCTTCCACAACTCGGGGATGCGGTAGTACGTCCGCCGGTACGTATCGATGATCCGCTTGGCTTCTTCCTCTGACACCTCGACCTTCGCGCCCGTCTTCAGGAAGAGCCGCAGCTTGGCATGCCCGACGCCGTACCCTGCACCGAGGATCGCGGTCTTGCCCACCTGCCGCTGCGTCTTGTCCACTTGGTCTGGTGCCACGCCATAGATCTGCGCAGCCATGATCCGATAGACGTCCTGCTTGTTTGCGAACGCATCGACGAGATCCATCTGTCCGGCCAGCCATGCGAGCGTACGCGCTTCGATCTGCGAGGAGTCGCAGTCGATGATGACGTAGCCCGGGGGTGCCTTGATCGCGCGCTTGAGCGTGTTCTTGGTCGGGTCCCGCGCCGGCAGGTTCTGGAGGTTCACCTTGTCTTGCCCGGACCAGCGGCCTGAGTGAGCGCCGTAGTACCGCAGGGGCACGGGGAACGCACCACGGTTCGACATCTGCAGGAAGCGCTCTGCGCGAGTCTCTTCGATTGTTGACTTGACCCCCAGCCGGGCGGCCACCAGCGCGTTCACGCGCGGGTCCGGGTGCTCCTCCATCAGCCGCTTGAAGTCTTCGTCGGTCTTGGCGAAGGCGTAGGTCTCCTTGCCTGTGGTGAGGCTGATCTTGGTGGGCGGCTCGACGCCGTACTCACGCAGGAGTTCTGCAAACTGTTTGTTCGACATGAACTGAGCACGATCGACGTTGACCGCAGCGAGCAGGGCCTCTTGGGTCTCGCGGACCTCGACGACGTACTCCCGCAGGAGCGGTGCATCCAGCACGAGCTTAGGCTCGATGAACATACGAAGCGTTGCATCGATCAGCTTCATCTCACCGACTGGGAACTTATAGTCCGTGGCGTAGAGATCGAAAAGCTTAGTGGTTAGCTCAACGTCGTTGATGCAGTACTCGCCGTAGCGAGCGAGTTGCTCTTCTGTGAAGTCCTTATGGCGTTTGCCCAGCGCGTTGATGACCTCATCGCCCTTCATACCGATGCTGTGACGTTTGGCCTGTGCAGCAAGGCCGTGGGCCTTGTCGTGTGGGAACAGTGCTCGAGACATGCCTAGCGTGTCGCCCCACGCCCGAGCTTTGCGATCAAACCGCCAAGCGAGGATGGCCGCGTCGAACATCATGTTCTGTCCGATCACAAGCGAGTTCTCCCAATCGACGGTGCGCAGTCCCTTCTCAATGTGCATCTGGGGGTACCACTGCGCAGGCTCGTCGTTGATCTTGACGGCAACACCGATTGCCTCGAACCGCTCGTCGCGGATGTACTCCTCTGTCGTTAGCTTGGTGAGCGAGTAGTCGCGGTCGTAGTACGTCTCGAAGTCCAGCACGACTCGGTTCATGTATTTTTCTCCTTCAGTTTTTCTTCGATAGCCTCAAGAGTTGAGGCGCTAATCCAATAAAACTCGTTCACTTCCTCATCCGTCAGCCCGACCCATTCTCGCGGTGCGGTGTAAAGCGGCAACGCGCGCTGCGGCTCGGCGAAGTCTGTCGGGTTATCTGTAACACACACTGACTTACCGTCAAGCCCATAGACCATCCACGCCACCGGCTCTTGCTTCTCAGCCTGCTCGATGGCAGCGCGGAGAGCGGCGATGGCGGCGTCAAGGTGCGGCACCGGGCCGTCCTGCCACTCGCGCTCAATGCCCAACGCTTCCAGCGCCTGCTTCATAACTGCGATGCTCATTTCTTCTCTCCAAACTCTTCGTTCAGGATCCGCGCTGCGTGATGCTCGACCTCTGGCCGGAGATCCCTGAAGGCAATCTTGAGGTTAGCGACTTGTAGCTTCCCGATCAGTGTGTAGCAGGTGTTTTCTAGACTGGCGATACGGTCGTTCTGATTCTCCGCTTGCTCTATGGCATTACGAAGGGTGGTGACCGTTTTGGTTAGCGGAGTGTCTGGCACCATCCACAGCGCGGCGCTTTTGTTCCTAGACTCAATGAACTCCAACGCCTGCTTCATTGCTTCGATGCTCATCTCCGCCTCCACAAAAACCGTAACGTCAGTCCATCAACAACGCTCCGCTTGAACCGTGTCTCAGGTGCCCAGACCACATAGCCAAGCACGATGCCGACTGCGTAGCCGATGAAGAATGCTTCGGTCATTTCTCACCCGCCGTCTTCCCCCCAGAAAACACCGCAACGCTAACCTTTGTGTCTGTCAACTTCTGAATTGCCTCTAACGCCATAGCCATCCGCTCTGCATTGGCTATTGCTTGCAGGAACTCAGGAGTGGTGAGTATTGCTTGTGCTTGTTTATATTTTTCCTTCATTTGATTTACTTCGTTCTGCACTCGCTCACTTGCGGCTTTCATACTCGATATGTCGTTCTTTACCGACGCCCGAAACTCATCAACCGTTTGTTTAAGTTTATCGATTGCCTCGTGCGCCCGCTCCGCTGATTCAACTGCTGCAATGCTGGTTTCCATACAGACCTTCCAATAGTTGAAGTAAACAATCGTGTCTTCGATCAGCCTGATATGACTAACTCGATAACCACCACCTTCACGACCGCCTTGTGCATGCACAGCAGGGCGGCTGAAAACAGATTTGATCGGGCCAATTAAACAAGCTGGAGCCATCTTGTCTAACTTGTACTCCAGCGCCTCCGTCTTACCCTCCCACCACAATTCACCGGCCCGCACTTGCAACCACCTCGCAAGAATGCGGTGACATCTTTCCGCATACCAACGTTCGTTGCTCCTGCACGTTCTCTGCCTTGTACCCGCTGAGCTTGTATGCAATCGGCATGGCGTTCTTGAGGATCCCAAGCGCCGTCAACCCGTTGTCATTGTTCTTGACCACTGCGGTATCCATCGCTTCCGCCAGTTCAGCCATAAACGAATCTGGATCCAAACACGTCGTTTGAATCACAAATTCCCCCGTACCGCTTTCATCCATGTAGATCCTGACCATTGTGTTCCTCACTTAGGTTTTAAGAGTGTCATGCCTTCAACTTCAGTACGCTACGCACTTCTTCAAGATTTGCCTCATTCACCACGATGGCGATCCCCCCTGCCTCGCGGATGCGCTCCAGCTCCAACAGCTGAAGCTCAGTCGGTTTACCCCTCCCTGCCTTACACTCAATCGCGAAGAAGTACCCCCGATAGCAGCCCACGATATCGGGGACACCCATGCGACCGTAGCCATTGGCCGGAGGCGCGAAGTGGTACGCCCCCAGCTCATCCAGCTCCTTCTTGACTTTGGCCTTTACCGCGCCCTCGGGGGTACGTGCCATCACTGCACCTCGTTCAGTTTCTGGATGTAGTGCTTCAACTTGCCGGCGTCATCGGAGTCCTTACGCCCCTGCCGCATCGCGTACTTGATTACGTTGCCTTTGAGGAAGCCCACAAACTCCTCATGCGTCAGCAACGCCTCCATCACGGTCCAAGGCTGCACCGCCATGTCCTTGTAGTGAGTACCGCCCACCTGCCGGTCGTCTGCTTTTTGATCTGCTTCCATGATGTTGTATATCTCCAGTCGGTCTCTGATTAGGTCTGCAAGGGTTTGCGGGCCGTTACTCATGGGTTGCTATCGCTTACGCGACCTCCAGTGCCACGTGACCACAGCATGGCTACGCGAGGCGTAGCGCCCTTCAACATCAGCTCAGAAGCTGAGTAGCGGGTCATGTTGTGCACGGGGTACCCCGGACCTACATAGATGTCCTTGTCCCGATAGTGCGGCAGGTAAGTGATGCCGCGCAGCTCGAAGACTGGCGTATCGTGGAGATCAGCGGGCGTGTTAGTCTGGTTTGGTTGGATGGGTTTCATGTTGGTTCCTTCAAAAGGGTGCGGGTCCAAGTTCAGTCGTAAGCTCGGTCATCGTAGACCGACCACTGCCGAGAAGTGCTTGCTCGCTCGGGCGATCCGGCTTCAAAGGCCACGGTGGGAACGGCCACTGCACGGCGGCAGGTCCAGAAGCGGGTGTTGCGCCCGTTTGCGCCTTGCTTGATCTCGAAGTCCGCGAGACCGTCTTCTTTGAGTTCATTGAGCGCCCTCCGTATGGTTTTCGGGTCGAGCAGGAAGTGGGTAGCTATCTGCTCTGCTGATGCTGGGGTCTTCCGGCCCTTCAGGTAGCCCAGCGCCTTCGCGTACGTCGATGTCATTTACTTCGCCCCCCTCGAGCGTTGTCTCAACATCTCCTCGTACATCTTCAACGACGTCAAGGTCGCCAAAGACTGAATCGATAGGCAGCACGTCATCGCCGTCTGCCAGTCTTGGGTCAAAGTAGCTTTCCACATGTCGTCGAGGTGCTTTTTGAGCGCCAAGTACCCTTCGCTGTAATCGATCATAGAATCCCTCATAATCACTGATTGGCATGGGGCGCATCGCGCCCCGTTTGGTTACGAACCACGCGTTGACCACGTTGGCGACAACGGGTACTCGCTTACCGAAAGTGTGGAAGAAGAGAGCTCGGACGTTTGCAAGGTCTTGTGGGACGGAGAATTGAGCAACAGTGCAACCTTCCAGTGCACCAACTGCCGAGCGAACTCTCTTGCGTGTATCGGGTAAGTTGGTCGTAATGTCGAAGACAAATCCATCTCCTCCGATAATTGCGTAGAGCTTCATTTCACACCGAACATCCAGAGCTTGAACCGCGCCCACAAGTTGGGCCGCTCCTCGACGACTGCCGTGGGTGTAGCGGTAGGCGCCACGTAGGTGATACCCCCCGGGGGGACGGGGGCGGGGTCGCTCAGCGTGATGATGCCGCCAGCAGGCACTGCCACTGGCGCAGTCGTGAGGGGTGCGACCACCATCGGCGCGGTGGGCTCCGGAGAAGCGATGATAGTCGTTGGCTGCTCGAGGGAAGCCTTACGCTTCATCTGCGACTTGATGTTGTACACCGTACTGAGCGAAGTCTGGTAACGCTCAGCGATATACGCTGGCGACAGATTGCGGCTAAGCGCTCGGCGGATCTTGGC